GGTTTCCGAAAGAAAATGCCATGATTTTGTTTTTAGGGGGTTAAAGTTATTTGGAGTTTTTAAGAGTTTGGATTGATTGTGCGATGGCCGCAAAGTTTTGAGCGGCTGATGCCTTCCGTTGCTCCACAATAGCGGAGGCGGTTGGCTTGGGGGCTTCCGAGGGAAGTTCGGCGACCTTTTCTACGATGTCGGTCATGGTTTCCATCTGCGATGCAAATGCGGCCATCTTGTCTTTCATTTTGCCCATCTCGGTATAGGCGGCCTTCAGTTCCTCCATGATGGACACCAAGTGCTTTTTGACGATTTCTTCAACCATCAATGGGTCTACCATTGGGTAACCTTCGGCGATTTCACTCACCACTTCACCAGCAACTTCGGGGGTTATCTCAGCAGCGACGGCGACTTCTTCAGCAGGTGCTGGGGCTTCGGCTACGACGACTTCGGTGATTTTGCCACCTTCGGTCTTGATGACACCAACGCCTTCTACTTGATGCTCACCATCGGGAGCGGGCAGGGTTTCGTCTTCGGTGATGACATAAACGGCGGTTCCTGCAACGAGGTCGCCGTCCACTCGGACAACAGTACCATCCACCAACTTGTAGTCGGCAAAGGCTTGCTTTTGGGTTGTGAACTTCCGCAACTCGGTGCGGAGAGTGTCAATGGCTGCTTTTAGGTTCATGTTATTGGGATTTGTAGGTTGGGTTGATATGTTGCAAAAAGTTGGTCAAATCGTCTGCGAGGCCCGCAAGTGCGACCTCCAGTTCGGTTCCTGTATTTTTCATCCCGAATAGCCCTTCCACGGAGAAACCTTTGAAGGCGTGGCGATTCTCCCACACTTCGTCGTTCTCCACCTTGAAAGACCCGAACCAAGAGCCATCGGGGGTGTCCTCGTAGCCTTTGGGTGCAAGGATGCCACGCTCGGTGTCGGTGATGTAACTTTCGAACATGAACACGCCATCGAGTTCGGCATTGTGGTAAGCGTTCACATTGTGCTGGTTGCCTTGCTTGAAGTACTTTTGGACGATTTTGCGGATGGTCGCTTTGTCAAAAACCACATAGTACTCCCCATAGGTGTCGTCCTTCCGATAGATGGGCGTGTCTGCAAGCATGAGCGGTCCAGTCAACACCCTGCGTTCCCCCGTTTCGGCAAAGCGTTGCGGGGTCTTGGCGAAGGCTTGGAAGGGTTTCTCAATGGCGGGCATATCAACAAGGGCCACGAATTGCACGCCTTCGTCCACTTCGTCCACGGTCATTCGGTACACGGGAAGTTCCATGGTGGGATATGTAGCGGTTAGCCCAATGTTGCAAATTCGGACAAGCGGCGCACCCTGCTGGTCGTCTGCTGAATATCACGCTCCACTACATAGGCCCGCATGGGTTGGTTCTGCTGACCCTGACCCGATGACAGGTCGCCCGTTCCGAGGTTGGTCGTTTGGGGACTTGTAAAGGTTGGAGGCGGGGTCATAGTCGCATTGCCAGCGGCAGGGGATGGGGCTGAATTTCCACCTCCACCGCCTTGAAATTGGGTTGACCTAATCTTGGCCACATTCGCAAGACCTGACGCTATCGTAAGTGCTGCCTGCACGAATCGCTGACCTGGGAACACTTCCTTGAGAGGGTCCATTGCTAATGCCGCATTTGCAGCGAGGTAGGTGTTGACGATGGCTTGAGCGATGCTTGCCGCCTTGGCTATGTTAAACGCCTTCCGTTGTGCTGCCTCACTCTGCCCTGCCGTTGCCGTGATGATGTCGCCAATGATAGAGAACGATTGGTCAGCCATTTGTTGTTGGGCTTGACGCAAGTCAGCCTCACGCTGGAGTTGACCCTCCTTTGATGCCTTGTCCCTTGCATTCTCCAAAGCCGCATACTGCATTCTTGCAGCCGCTTCCTTTCGCATTCCCGCAATTATGGATGCTTCGTACTCTGCTGCAAATTGCTTTTGTAATTCAAGACGCTCGTAATATCCCTCAATCTCAATAGCCTTCGTTCGCTCTTGTTCTGCCTTGCGGTCAGCAAGGGCTTTGTCCCTTCTTGACTTTTCTGCTGCTGATAGAGTGCTTGCCGCTTGGTTAATTATCTTGGATTCTTCCTTGATTTTGATGTCAAGCAACTCAATCTCTTGGCGCAAAGCCGTTTGGTACTTATCATTTTTGACCCCAAAGCGAGCGACATCTTCCTGCAATTTGCGGTCAAGTTCAGCCTTTTCTGCTTCAAGTGCCTTCCTGCGGATTTTGGCAAGGTCTGCCTCGGTTGCTCCGTTGGCTTTGAGTTTCCGTTCATAGTACTCAAGCGTTCCAGCGGTATCTTCCAAGGAGCGTTTCAAGTCCTTTTGCGAACTTGTAGCCTCCTCCGTCACTTTGTTAAAAAAGCCCATTGCTTCGGCAATCAAGCCAAGCACGACCAAGATTCCCGCAAGACCCAATCCCGCAAGGGCAAGCCTAAACAACCTCGTTTTTTCAGTTGCATCACCTACGACCGTGGCGTAGGCTTTTGTTGCAAGGGTATTCAGCCCCATCATTACCGACGATTCCTTCTGCAAAAGATTCGCCACTTGCTGAACACCGTTGGCCAGGGCTATTGCCCCCTGCACCTTGAGCATTGCCTTTTGCAAGTCCTCATTCTCATCCCCGAACAATGCCGCCGCTCCTTGAGCGATTTGGAAGCCTGCTGCTATGCCCTGCACCGCACCAACAAAAGCGTCAATCCTTTTGGTGTCGGATGCGAGGTTTTTAATGCGTTGATTTACATCGCCAATCTCATCCTTGAGTTCCCCTGCCGCCTGTTCCAACCGCCTGAATGCGTCGGTTCCTTGCTGGCCTGCTTCGGCCATTGCAATCAGTTCTTTCTGCATTTCACGCAGACGCTGCTTTGCGCTTTGCGTTCCTGCACTTGTGCTATCCTTGAGGCTTACCTCAAGTGCAATTTCTTTAGTTACATCTGCCATATCTTAGCCTTCGGAGGGTAGTTCGGGGTTAATGGGGGGTTCATACCCTGGGTCCACAGGGTCGGGGTCAATCGGGCCGTTGAACAAGAATTCGGGGTCGCTTGCAATCGGTGTGGTCGTGGTTGCCGCAAAGTCGGTCAGGTTGAGGATGCGTCGGAGCGTGACACGGCACGGCTTCATCTGCCCTACCAAATAGTCCCGAATCTCCAGCAACCTCCACCGAATACCGCCGTAGTACACGGGCTTGCGGAAGTCAAGTTGGTAAATGTCCACGCTTGATAGCAGCATCGTGAGTTCCAACTGCAAGGCTTCCTGACTGACCGTTTCGTTGATGTAGTTCAACCAGTAGGTGTTGTAGAGGTTGTTATTGGTGTAGGCGTACGGCGACCCGCTTGCGTTCACGGCGTTGTAGTACACCAAGCGAGGCTGCCCAAAGGTGAGGTCCACATTCGGGGCGTAGGGGTTGTCAATGTGGGACACGAAGGGCATCTTAAGGATACCGACGGATAGGGCCGTGTTCCCGCTGACCCCGTATTGGTAGGCCCATTCGGTCTGCCCCTCAATTAGGTTGTACTGCGCCAATCGGTAGCCCGTCTGCAGGGCTTTGATGGTCCCGCTTGCGAGCGTTCCGTCAATGTCCCAAGTTCTGCCGACGATTTTGTCCGTGCTGAAAGATGCGGGTATAAGAGTGCCGCACAGGGTTTCCACCACCTTGTCCCCCTTGCCGTAAAAGTTACCCGTGTTGAAGATTCGCCCCCCGTAGCCTTCCCTTGCAAGCGGGTAGGATTGTTTATAGGTTTTGGACAGGTAATCACCCATGTCCTTGTACTTGAAGATGATATTGGTATAGGCGTTGGGGTCGCCATTGGTGAGGTTCTGCTCGGCGTTCTCATCCGACTTTTGCGACCAATCCACCACCGACCCGCTGGAATAAAAATCCTTCCAAGGTTCAATATAAAGCAGTTTCGGGTCTTGTGGGTCGGGCATGAACTGGAGGTTGAACATCTTCTGCAAATCTTGCAGGAGGTCGCTCTGCTTGACATCGGCAGGCAAGGCCGTCCGCATATCCAGCACCCCGATATTGGATGGGTTTTCTAGACAGGTCCATTGAACTGTTGCGCCCGATAAAAGCGTATAGGGTTGAGTTACTCCGCTCCTTATGTCCTCAACACGAAACCCAATGTTTGCGGTAGTGTTTGCTGGTATAGTGATATTCTCAAAGGTAATTTTTGTGGCTTGGTTATTTACTACATCAAAATTTCCAATTACCGCATTATCAGTACCAGCAGTCAAATTCCTTACCGACATACTACACACAAAACGATGTTGCCCACCTGGCGACACAAACGACCCGCTTAAGGTAAAATTGATGTCAACATTCCATCTTGTATCGGTCGCAGGTGCGACAAAGGTGCTGGACGATGCGACCCAGTATCCTGGGTTGTCGTAAAACGGTGCAGGGGTGTCTTTAGGAAAATTGAGTGTATAGTTTGTAAGCAAAAATATATTGGTGTTCCCCGTGCTTTGAGCAAGGATGTTGGACCCCGACAGGTTTATCGGCATCGTCCCCGCTGCATAAGGCATCACCAACTTGTTGAATAGGGACGAATTAAAGAATGTGCTGGAATAACGGAACCCTGCCTCGGCGAAGATGAGGTCCACCATCTTCTTGACATAGATGCTTGGACCGAGCCTCCACCACGGGGCTTGGAACCAGCCGCCGCCTTGGTTCAAGATGTCCGTGAACCCCGCCGCATCCACCACGCCGTAAACATACCCGCTACTCAACGCACCCGATGCCGTCCAAGTTCCGCTCACATGGCCGCTCGTGGGCGTGTGGTTCATCCCTGTCACTCCCGCCGTGTTCACCAGCATATTGCCCTCAATGGCTTTGAACAGGGACACATTATCGGTGAACAACCCGACCTCGTAGGTGACGGTCCCCTTGGTTTTGCTCATTGATAGCAACTGCAGCACGCCCGAAAACACCTGCACGCCATCCTCCCACATAGCGGCACGGATTCGCTTGTTGGGTTGGAATCCACCCACAAAGGACTGGATGTTGTAAGCATACGCAAAGCAGGCCCGATTCGTCGGGGTGTTCGGCAGGGTAATGGTCTTTGAGAACGACCCCCGTTGCTTTGTCACATCCTCAATGTCGCCAATGGAATAGGTGACGGCAATGTCGGTCCCGCCCATAGTGTCAAGGACATAAGCGAGTTCGGGCATGGCATTCAGCCCCGCAAAGCGCAGGTACAGGCAGTCAAAGCAAGCGTCTTCCTTGGTGTCCGCTCCATCGGCATCGGCACGGGTGTTGAAGTTGTTCCACGCCGCCAAGTCGTTGATGAAACTGGTCGTCGGGTAGGCTATGAGGGTTACACTCATAGGATGTTGTTGTCGTAGGCTACGGCCACCTCAATCTGCAGTTGGGTCAAGCGGTCATTCCGTCTGGTTACGAATTGATACTGGTTCGCATTGACCACCGCTTCCACAAGTTGGCCACCGAGTTCGAGCCACACATACCCGCTACGCACCATCTCAATCAACCACTCGGATTCGGCGTCGGTCAGCCAATCGCTATTCAGGGCGTACACGAAGTCAAACGACCCCGCCCAAACCTTGTTGTAGGTCGTGGTTGCATAGACATCGGAGTTGTAGCCAAACACTTCCCGCTGGATGTTGGCCCGCTTTCGGTTCTTCATGGTGAAGGTGTAGGAATCAATCCCGCCGTACTTGTTAACAAAGTGAACGGGGATGGAATCAAACCGCTGGCAGGGGCCGAAGGTGAAGGTGGTTTGCACCGAGCCAAGGCCAGCGTTACCCAAGAACTGCACCGTGTAGGAATCGCCCTCCACCGCTCCGCTCAATGCAGAAATAGTTCCCGACAAGTTCGCAGGACCGCAAGCAAATCGTTGAATGTTGAAATCCGTGGTCCCCGAAAGGCTGGGGCTGACTGCGAAATCGTAGTTCACGGATTTGTAGTTCACCCGTGCCGATACGAGCCAAGTGTCGTTAGCCGATACCGTTGTGTACTTGGTCCCGTTGATGGCGAGGAAGTTGCTGCCTCCTTGGTACACCGTGAAAGCCGTCGGGGTTGTCAGCGGTCGGACCGAGTTGAAACTGCTCCCGATGCGGAAGTACGGGCTTAGGCTCCAGTCAGCAAGTTCCAACTGCTCCAGGTTCCCCGCAAAGGCCATCACCCCGCTGACCGTTGTGGTTGCTCCTGTGACGGCGGGGGTGTTCCCGTACTCTTGGGTAAAGTCCAACCTGTACCCCGAATAAAACCCCGAATGGTCCACGAAGCCCGTCTGCGTGAGCGATGGGGCGGTCGGGGCTACGAGGGTCTCCACGACCTTCTGCACATCAAAGAACCCGAAGTTGGTGGTCGGCAGTTTGTCGCATTTCAGCCTTGCCAGCGTGGTCCCTGCGGGGTTCTTGACATCGCAGACATACCTAAAATTAGGCTGGGCAATCAGCGAGCCGCTGACTTTGTAAAGCATCTTGTTGTAAACGGGGGTCGCTACGAGGGGCGAACCCGAAAGGACGGATATGGACATGGGTTATCGGGAAGTTGAAAGGCTGACCTGCTTGCCCAATACCTCGGAAATAGTATTGACGAGCAAATCTATTTGTTCGGGAGTGAGGGCATTGGTGAGGAACTTGGTGGCGTATAGGCCACGCCTGCGGACAAAGTAGGTGATAGACCTTGCGTCTGCGAGTTTCTGCTCTTCAACGGTCCGCATGGCCTTCTTTTCACGGGAATAGGTTGGCGTGACCAAAATCCCTTTGTCGGTAATCCAGTCCGCAATGGCTTGGGTCATCGGTCCAACTTGGTCGCTCTTGCCTCCGCCTTTCTTCTTGAATGAGAATGTCGAGTTTGGCGCACGGGTTGAACTGATAGTCCCCCGCACACCTTGGTCCACGAATTTCCAGTAAGGGTTGGCAAGCAAGTTGACTGCAATCTTTTCGGCAGTCAAGGGGATAGGGTCAAAATCAAGGCTTGCGGATAGCGTTCCCTTGGCGTTCACATCCTTCCCGTCCTCCCGACCCGTGAGCAGGTTCTTTTGTGCAAGTTTGATAATATTCTTCAACCAATCAATCAGCACCTGCTGCCTTGGGTCAACGCCTCCGCCTTTCGGGCTTACGGTTATACCAATGGCTTGAAGGTCGGCGGTTTTGACCTCTTTCATGCTTCCGCTTCCGAACTTGGCAAGTACTTTGGTTTCCATGCTGGTAAATGTAGGCCCGCAAACAAAGTGTCCTACTTGCGGCGCATCCGCTCCGCTTCCATCCGTTCGGCCTCCAAGATGTCGTGGATGAGTAGCGCATAGTTCAGGAACTCCACCGCCTTCATCGCAAAGATGGCCTCAAATTTCAGCACATCCTTGTTGGCCATCCGCCACACCACCATGAGCCAACCGTAGCCAGCGAGGGGGTTGGTTACTGGCCCTGCATCCCCTTGGTCAGGTGCTTGGAATAGTCGCTCAAAACTTTCAAGTAGGATTCTGAACTTAGCAAAAAAAAACTAACGACCCCCCAAACATCGCCAATCTTGGCGTTGGCTTTGAGCAGTTCGGCCCGCTCTTGATGCGAAGCCCCGTCGTATTTCTTAGGGAAGTAGCCGAATAACCCGCCTTCCCTGCAAAGGGTCGCCATTATCCGGTGCAGGTTTTGGACGAGTTTCTTTTCGTCCGTCGTGTCGGTGTCCATGAGGTCAATGAGTTGCCCCGCCGTGAGTTCATCGGTGAACACCGTCGGAATCCACCACTTGCCTCCCGCTTTGAACCGCCTCCTGTAAGCGAGCGTGGGTAACTCGTTCCACTCTGCGATAATCGTCTTGTAACGCTTTGTCAGCCCCTTGGCGGGCATTTCTCGGACGAGTGATACATCCACCCCCTCCACTATCGCCACGACCCCTGCACGCTTGTCATAGTCGGTCAGCACGGGGCTGAACTCCAGCGCAGCGATGCGTTGGAACTGGTCGATGGTGAGGTCTTGGAGTTTCATAACTTAACGAGCCAACTGGTATCGGTGAAGAAGCGGTCGGGTTCGCCAAGGCAGTCCCGAACCGCCTGCAATACTTCGGGCATATACGAATCGTGACCCGCTATAAACCCGCCTTGCTTGACCTTGTTTTTCCATGCGGTGATGTCCTCCACCACCGAGGCATAGGCGTGGTCTGCGTCCACATACACGAAGTCAAGCGAATGGTCATCATACTGCCCAGCCGCTTGGACGCTGGGCAACTTGACCTTGACGATGTTCGGGTAATCGGGGAGCATAGCGTCAAACATCTGCTCGGCTTGGGCTACTGCGCCCCAAGACCAAGGGTCAACGCAATGCAGAAGGCCGCAATGCAGGGAAATGACCCTGCTACTGACACCCGAAAAGCATCCCACCTCAACGCCGTGGTCCGTTGGCTTGATGTAATTTTTGCACAGGTCAACGAGGCCGTCCACCTTGTTCTCGTTCTCCAAGGCGGTCCAATAGACCCTCGGGGTCTGCAATAGTTCTGCGATGCGTTCTTTGTAGTTCATGGGCGGAGGTAGTTGTAATAGGACAAATGTCGTTCAATTCTGCGTTGGCTCGTGCTTCGTGCGACAACTTGTTGGGCAAATAGTCCATCGGCATCATATCGGCCTGCCTGCCATTGGAGGTCGCCGATGACGGAACGCTTGACCATAAACGACCCCGAATCAATGCTGCCGACCCAATAATTCCCAGCGGCCAGTCGGTGTTCACCATTTGGCCAAACTTGCGCCCAACTCACGATGTCTTCTTCGCAGTCCTTGACGCATTCCCAAAAGTCGGGGTGCAGAATAGTATCGTCGTCCAGTTGCAAGACATAGCCGTCTGCAATCAACCTATTGGCGAAGTTGCGCTGACCATGCCCCGCCGTGCTGCCTTCCTCACGATACAGGTGTTGTTCGGCTTCCTTGGGGGTTTCCATATCGGGAAACTCGTCGGCATCGTGTACCACTATCCAGCGATAATGCCTGCTTGGGATGTTGATGGATTCTGCAATGGCTTTGAGGTTTTCGGGCCTACTGCACGGGGTGACAATGTTGATGAGCATGGCTAAAATGTGATAACGAACTTATCTGGTGCAGGCCATCCCTTGCAGGAGTTATAGACGGTCATTCCTTCCCGCTTCCCTATCCAATGCTCGGCCTGCCAGCGGTGCTCCCTTACTGGTTCGCCCAGTTCCCGAATGTGGGATGACTTGGCCCACCAAAAAGTCCCCGCAAAGTAGGGATAACCTTCGGGGTTGTTGTGGTCAGCGATTTGGGGAAACTCCTCTTTGGTCAGCCAGTAGGCTCCCACGCAGTCCGCATTGGCGAGTTCTGCGATGGCCCGCTCCCATGCGACGATGTTGAAGAACACCATGGACCTGCACCAAAGTTGGTTGATGAGGCTGGGGTCGGAACTGCCCTTGGTATGCCCGTACAGGTAGGCGGCATCCTCGGTTTGGCTCGCTCGGTACATCTCGGTCAGCGTGGCTTGCTCCCATGCGTTTGTGCGGGTCACCACCACCTTAATCTTTGCCGCCACGAGCGAATTGTCCAAGATTTCTTTCACCACCTTCCGCTGGTCGGGTGGGCCAACGATGCCGACCCGAATCTCGTCTAACACCTCAATCAGCCCGTAATTGCACAGGGCCATCATGTGTTGGTGCATGATGAGTTGCCATTGGCCGCCGCCTCCGCAGTAAATGTGGTAGTAGTGGATGAGTTTCATAGTAGGGAAGCGATTGCAAAAATCAAAAGCAATAAGAGAAAGAATCTGCCAAAAATCAAAAGCAAATCAATGATGGATTCAAGGTTCATGCCCCAAAGTTACACCACCAAGTACTTCCCTGAGTTACTGACGGCGAGTTTGTTAAGGGCCACATAGCGGAGCGCATCGCAGGCGTGGTTGTAGGAATCTATCGGGACCCCCGTGTCCCGCCCGTCCTTGTCCGTAGCCCAAGTGTACGAGCGGAGTTCCTTAATCAGGTTTGTACTATCCTTGGTCACATGAAGGTTGAACCGTTTCACGATGTCAATTCCCTGCCTTACGCTATCTGGTCCCTTGGATGCGGGCTTGATATTGAATCCGAGGCGATAGATTTCCTCAATGCTCTTCGGTTCTGCTGAATCAGCGACGATTTCCCACGCACGGGTAATGCCGAATTCCTTCAGCCTTGTGGCGATATCCGAGTTGGTCAGCCCCCGATGGTAGAGCAGTTCGTGAATGAATAAGTCGTCCCCCCTGCGGTACACGGCGACCAAGGCGGTTGGGTCCGTGCTGAACCCCCAGTCAAGCCCGTAGGCGACGAATTTCATCGTGGATGGGTCTATACCATCAACCACCGTGTAATCGCCGTAGATCGCCCCCTGTAGCGTCCCGACTTGGCCGAGGCCGTAAACCTTCCACCAGTTCGCCCAATATGCGGAATGCTCCGCTTTGTCTCGGTTTCGTTCTATATCGTATCGTATCGTATCAGGTAGCGCTTCGTTATCCTGGTAAGTCAGGATTAGAAACTCCGCATCGGTTTCGGGTAAGACCTCGGTGTGCGCCCAAAATTCGTGGGTGGGATTGAAGTCAATGTAGATTTCTTGGCTGGTACGGATGGCCAACTGGTAGTAGGAATCAAAGTCAATGTTGTTCGCCTCGTTGATGTAAAGAACCTGCCGCCTTGCCCCACGGAGGCGGGCTTCGGAAT